TAGGACTAGCAGACAATACAGAAAAGGTTGTTGAAGAGTATGTTATGGATGGTCAAATTAACCAAGGTGGTTCAGTATCAAATCATAGATCTTGGTTAGATTCAGCAACAAAATCATTGGAAAAAGATATAAATTCTTCCACACAAAAAAGTGAAGCATGCATTGAAGCAGTCGGTGCTGCAAAAGGAACAGGTAGAATAGTAGGAACTAGTGTTGGTGCAGCAGCAGCACCTGCTCTTAGCACTATTCCATTCGTAGGATGGGTAGCAGCAGGATGGGTAGCAATGTTTGGTGGTAATCAAGGTGCAGATATTGGTGCAAATATGGCAGAGGGTTTAAATAAAAATTGTTAATTACCCTTGATGTAATACACTCAGTCAATTTGATGTGTTTAATATTGATAATAAGCGTCAGTTCGTATCTGTATTATATTTTCAACTATGATAGTTGGCATTCTAAATAAATCAATTGAATAATTTACATAATGCCAGATATTAATATAATATTAAACGATATAAGGGATGCAAATATTGATAATGTTAATGTTCCCCGAATACCTGAATATAATTTTTTTGAACCAAGACCTACATTTTTAAATGTTCCTCCTGTTACTGTTAATATAGGATCACCTGTAGTAGATTTACCTGGTTGTGTTGAGTATCATAAAGATGAAAGATTAAAAAGAGAAAATTTACCTACAGACGACGAAGATGGTACTGTTGTACTATGTGATGCAGGAATGCCAAAATTTGATTCGATGGATTATGAACCTAATAAATTAATATTTCAACAAGATGTTCCTCCACCAGTCGTAAAACCACCTGAAACACCAGAAATAGATACGCCTGAAGTTCCAGCAATACCAAAAATTGAAGAAGAAGTGCCATGTCCTGGTCCTGCTCAATTAAGAGTAGGTGATATAACACAGTCAGGTGATGAGAAAGTTGTAGGTCATGAACTTAGTATTGATGGTAAAATCTGTATAACATTGTACGAACCTACTACACCTGTTGAAAAATTTTTACCTTCTACAGGTCAAGCATCCACGACACTAGCAATCGCAATAATTGCAACAGCAGGAGCTACAGCAACACCATTTTTATTGAGATTAATTAAACCTGCTGTAAAAAAAGCTATCGCTACTCTCCAAAAGAAAACAGGTACACACCGTGAGTTTTCCAGAAGTGAAAAGAAGACTAATCAGTATCGCCAATCGAGAGGTCTACCTCCTTTGAAGAAGTAGATTTAACTTCATGAACATGTTTTCCAACAACACCAGGTGGATTTACAAGAACTACGTCAGAACATACGCTGTAATAAGGTGACTTAGGATGGAATACTATACCCTCTTTTTTTAACTGACCACAATTTTTCAACCTGGCTATCTCAAAGTCGAGTCTCTTATTAGCATGAGTCTGTTGCATAAGTTTTATATTTGCTGCAGCTGCTTCTTTACATTGTTTTTGTAATTCTTTATCTAAAGGAATGCTAATAGTTGCACTGAATCCTAAATTTATATTCTGATTTGATTTTTGTCCTGTTCTTGTAGGAACATAATATAATACACCACCTGGATTAATTAAATTTCCATCTGCATCAGTGCTCAAGTCGTACACGGGATCTTGGAAAATTGATTCGTATGGGTCAGACCATGATCCTGTTCTAGTGACATAGGGTGTAATATTGGCGGTGGCACCCTGACATTGTATGCCATTACCATAAGTATTAGTTATATACGGTCCTTGTAAAACTTGTATTGCCTGATTGGTTACTGAGCCTGAAGAGTTGGCGACTGGATTAGCGGTAGCAGAAACTCCCCCAACGTCTGTGTTTGCTAAGACTGGGGTAGTTATAGTAAGAAGACTAATAGCAGATAGAACTGATGACCCTATTGACTGAAGATTGAAGTTGTATCTGTTATGCTTGTTACGGTGGTTTCTCTTTGAATTATTGTCTGAGTCTGAAGTCCTGGGCCATTGTAGTGCTCTGTGAATTGAAACGCTGCACCACTTTCTACTATGTTCCAGTTTGGTTTTTGACTGGTATCTAAACCTGTCCATGTCGAAGTCACTCCATTTAATACATTACTTTGATTTGATGTAGCATCAGGGGATATGGATGTTCCATCATGTTGAACATTTGTACCCGTTACCGAGTATGTCCAACCTGTGGAATAGTCCATAGAATTTATGGTCTCTGTCACCGTCGAAGTCGTTTCCGTGTGGCTGGTCATGGAACCCTGTGTAAAATTGGGCACCACGGGGACTGCCATAACTGACGAAGGAAGACAAAGTAATAATATAAAAACCCTCTTCATCGTATAATAACCTACTAATTTATAGTAAGTTCAGTCACAAATTGACCTGTACCGACTGTACCTGCACCACCAGCAGTTACTGTCACCGCACCGCTTGATGTGATTGTACCTGCAAGATCACCTGCTGTTCCTGATGCTGTTGATACTTGGTCTGAGAAATTACCTACCTGACCAACAGTTGGTGCAGATTGTGATACCGCATCACCTTGAACATGAGTTTGAGTTAGTGAAAAACTTGCACCTGGTACATCCTGTGTGAATGTAGTTGAGGTTGGAGTACCAACACCAGAAGTGAATGTCATTCCACCGATACCATTTGTTACAGCACTGTCACCAGTACCATATGTGCTATCAAGACCATTCCCTACTACGGAGTAAGATGATCCGATACGCTCAACTTGAGTTGCAGCAGCATTTACTGTTAATTGTACGCTTGAACTAAGTTTGTGGGTGATGTCTGCTTTAGCACTAGGGACAAAAGAAAACATAAACAAAGAAGCAAGTAATATTTTTTTCATTGGTAGAATTCTTTTTTACTCAGCTTTATTTAGGTTTTTATTTTTTAACAGTTAAATGATACATATGATAAATAATTACAACTTATCTTAAAAAAACAGTGCATACTTTAGGTAGAAAAATTTCAAGCGAAATATTTGCTTACTCAGTTTATGCCGATCCTGATAATGATGATTGGTCTCTTAGCACTCGTTATGGGTGGAGCCTTGAAATGCGAAGCAAAGTGAAGGGAGAGTATTTAATCTATACTGGTGTTGGTACAGATGAGGCATCATGCCAAGTCGCAATATCAAGTGCAACAGCAATTGGAATAAGCACAACAGGATATATTGACTACAGTGGTAATTTTAAAGTATTTTCTGACATTTGAATATATTAGATTTAACAGATGAGTATGAAGATACTCGAATAGTGAGTGATGAATCAAAACCATCAGTTTATTTTTATGCATATAGATGGAGCATAGGATCAAAAATAAAGGGTCTGGATGAACATGAAGAATTAAATGAATATTATGTATATACAGGCATTGGAACATCTGCTGAAGCATGTGTTGACAGTGTTTCAAATGCAATAAAATATGTTATGAGTAAAGTTGTAAATAATGCCTTTTTAAAAAATTTAAAAACAAAAATTACTATGTGCAGTTGTTGGTCAGATATACCAGTTGATAAAAGCAAAGAAGGAATGTTTGACGTTGATGGTAAATTTAAATTATTTTCTGAATTTAGTTAGTTGTAAAGAAGAGTTTTTAAAGTAAGATATATAGAGGAGATATGTGATAAATTATGGATCGTCATTATGATCGTCCGTGGGGATGGTTTGAGATTTTAGTTAAGGAAAATAATTATTGTGTTAAAAAAATATATGTAAAACCAAATCAAAGGTTTTCATTACAGTACCATAACCATCGTTCAGAGCATTGGGTTGTCATTCAGGGTGATGGAGTTGCTTTAGTTAATAATTACGAAGAAACAATCGGTGTTGATAAACAATTTTATATTCCTCGTGAATCAAAACACAGGTTGACGGGTGGTAAAAATGGAATTACATTTATAGAAACACAGATTGGTGAATGTAATGAAGACGATATTATTAGACTTGAAGACGATTATGGTCGTGAATGTGAAAAATATTATTTTTTAAATTAATGTTATTAGTCACTGGTGGTGCAGGATTTATAGGCAGTAATTTTCTTCATTATATTAAGAGGTATACTGATGAAGAAGTTCTTGTTATTGACAATTTAACTTACGCTGCAAATGAATCTTACATACCTAAAACAAATCAATTTAAATTTGAATGGTGTGATATTTCCAACGAACAGCATGTGCAACATATATTTGAAAGAAATAATATAACAAGGGTATTTCATTTTGCTGCTGAAAGTCATGTTGATAGATCTATTAAAAACTACAGACCTTTTTTAGAATCTAATGTTATAGGAACAATTAATTTATTAAATTCTAGTGTTAAAAAGGATGTGGAAAAGTTTCATCATATTTCAACTGATGAAGTATATGGATCACTTGAATATGAAGACACTGAACTTTTCAAAGAAACCACACCATATGATCCTCGTAATCCATATTCAGCAACAAAAGCTGCCAGTGATTTCATGGTTAAATCATGGCATAATACATATGGTATTCCTTATTTAATAACAAATTGTTCTAATAATTATGGAGCACATCAGCATCCAGAAAAATTAATACCGCTTGTCGTAAAGAATGCTTTAAATGATAAAATCACATACATGCATGGTGGTGGTAATCAAATAAGAGATTGGTTATATGTTTATGATCATTGTGCTGCCATATGGGATTTAGAAATTATGGATATAATTAATGATCATTTTAATATTGGTGGATCATGTGAGATGAGAAATATAGATGTGACTAAAATGATATTAAAAATGCTTAATAAACCACTCACATTAATTGGTATTAACGAAGGAAGACCTGGTATTGACAAACGCTATGGAATGAATCATAGTAAGATTACAAAATACACAGGTTGGAAACCATTTACTGATTTTGAAACTGGTCTCAGAGCAACTATTACTTGGTATCTTGATAGATTTGGAGGTTAAATGAGTGATCTATGGTCTGACATGTCTAAACTCAATTCAATGTATGAAGAGTTGTGTTGGGGGAACGAAGATATACTTGAATTTGTTGCTGACTATGAAAATAATCAAGTTATAATAAGGAATAAGACGATGGATTTAAACAAAACTTTTAATTTAAAAACAGATAAGTTATGATTTCACTTTATGGTTGTGGTTTTATTGGACGCAAGTTCAAAGAGATGTATGATTCACAAGTTGAAGTACAATCTAGAAATGAAAGAGTTCCAAGAAACAATGATATCCTATACATGATATCAACTACAGATAATTACAATGTGCATGATAATATAACTCTTGATGTTGAAACTAATTTAAAGGTTTTATGTGAGGTTCTTGATTTTTGTAGGTCGAAAGATATAACTTTTAATTTTGTATCTTCATGGTTTGTATATGGTCAGGGTAGTTTACCTGCTAATGAGGATTCAGTTTGCAATCCGACTGGGTTTTATTCGATAACAAAATTATGTGCAGAAAATTTAATTAAATCATTTGCTAATACTTATGGTATGAAGTATAGAATTCTAAGATTATGTAATGTATTAGGACCTGCTGATCACAATCAATCAAGAAAGAAAAATGCAATAGGTTGGATGATTGATGAACTTAAAGCAGATAGAAATGTAAAATTATATGATAATGGTTCTCATACTCGTGATGTAATGCATGTTTCAGATGTTTGTCGTGCCATAAAATTAGTCATGGAGAAGGGTAATTTTAACGAGATATATAACATAGGTTCTGGAAATCCAACGACAGTCAGTGAGTTGATGACATTGGCAAAATATTATTCTAGATCAAGAGGTGAATTACTAAACATGGAACCTCCTGATTTTCATAAAGCAGTTCAAACTCAAAACTTTTGGATGGATATTTCAAAACTTAAATCACTTGGATTTGAACAACATTTATCCAATGAATATATTGTGAAAGATTTATGTATAGCATAGAAGATCATATTGGCACCTTTATTGTCAATTTAAAAAAAGCAGGTTATGAACTTTTTGATTACTTACCTAATCAAGATTGGAAACCTGGTGATCAGATTTTATATGCAGGTCCTTATTGGGATGATCAGGAACCAACTGCTGCAATATCATCTCTTCTCACTGGTAAATGGTTGCCAGCAGGTGAGAAGGTAAATAAATTTGAAAGAGAGTTTTCAAAAAGATTTGATTTTAAACACTCCGTGATGGTTAATAGTGGATCATCTGCAAACCTTGTGATGATTGCTGCACTAAAAAAATATTTTGGATGGGCAGATAATGATGAGATTATAGTATGTGCTTGTGGATTTCCTACAACAATAAACCCGATCATTCAAAATGGATTGAAACCAGTTTTTGTTGATGTGGATTGGAATGATTTAAATTGGAATCTCGATGAATTAGAAAATAAAATTACTAAAAAAACAGTTGCAGTATTTTCCTCACCTGTCTTAGGCAACCCTTATGACTTTGATAAATTTCAAGATATTATTGATTCAAATAACTTAGAATACATAGCAGATAATTGTGATTCATTAGGAAGTAAATGGAAAGGTAGTTATCTTACAAAGAATGCAGTCGCTGCTTCATGTTCTTTTTATCCAGCACATCACATCACAACTATTGAGGGAGGTATGGTCTCTTCTGATATCGAAGAGGTGGTTCAACTCGCTAGATCCTATGCATGGTGGGGAAGAGGTTGTTATTGTGTAGGAGCACAGAACAAATTACCTAATGGTGTATGTGGTCAGAGATTTGATAGATGGTTGGAGGGGTATGATAAGGATGTAGATCACAAATATGTTTTTGGTGTTCAAGGATATAATTTAAAACCTGCCGATTTACAGGGAGCAATAGGTTCAATACAACTTAAGAAACAAACTGAGATCCATCATGTTCGTAGAATGAATTATGATGCCATGAGTCAGATCTTTTCAAAAATACCTGGTTGTAGGGTTGTTCAAGAACATGAACATGCCGAGACATCATGGTTCGGTTGTCCTATAATTTATGAAGGTAACAAGCATAAATTGGTAGAGTATTTGGAAAGTAAAGGAGTCCAAACCAGAAATTATTTTGCAGGAAATATTTTAAGACATCCTGCATATAAAGGTTTGGGTAATCCAGATAATTATCCAAACGCTTCTAGAGTTTTGGATGATGTTTTTTTCATAGGGACATCGCCAGTAATTACAGTTCCAATGCTTGATTACATTTACGACATTATTGAGGAGTACATCAAAAATGAATTATCCTGAAAAAAAAGCACTTGTTTTAGGTGCGGGTGGTTTCATAGGAAATCGCATGGTAACAAAACTCAAAGAGAAAGGTTATTGGGTCAGAGGTGCTGATTTAAAAATGCCAGAATTTTCTAAATCAAAAGCAGATGAATTCGTTATAGAAAATTTAACAGACATAACAAGAGTTAAAAAGGTTTTAGAATTTAAAGGTTGGCAAGGTAATTATTATAATGAAATACCTTATAAAATGATTGAACCTTTTGATGAAATATACCAGTTTGCTGCTGATATGGGTGGTGCAGGATTTGTATTTACAGGAGAAAATGATGCAGATTTAATGCATAATTCTGTATCTATTAATGTCAACGTTTTAAAATGTCAGCATGATTATAATCAAAAATATAAGGTAAATAAAACTAAGATATTCTACAGCAGTTCTGCCTGTATGTATCCAGAACATAATCAATTAGACCCTAACAACCCAGACTGCCGTGAAGAATCCGCTTACCCTGCTAACCCAGACTCCGAGTATGGATGGGAAAAACTTTTTAGCGAGAGGTTATATCTCGCTTATAATCGCAACCATAATATTCCTATTAGGATTGCTCGTTACCATAATATCTTCGGAGAACAAGGAACATGGCAAGGTGGGAGAGAAAAAGCTCCCGCAGCAATCTGTAGAAAAGTGGCGAACTGTCCCGATAATGGAACCATCGATGTCTGGGGAGATGGAGAGCAAACTAGATCATTCCTCCACGTCGAAGAATGTGTAGATGCCACTTTTAAATTAATGCAATCAGATTTCCAAGAACCCATAAACATAGGTTCGGAAGAAATGGTCACTATAAATCAACTTGTAGATGTTACTGCAAAGGTAGCAGGTAAGAAAATAAACAAAAATCATATTGAAGGACCTCTTGGCGTTAGAGGTCGTAATTCAAACAATGATCTTATTCGTGAAAAATTAGGGTGGGATTATAAAATGACTCTTGAAGAGGGTATAAAAAGAACATATGAATGGGTGTCATCTCAAATATGAAATTATTAGTTACAGGCGGTGCAGGATTTATAGGTTCTCATCTTGTTGATAAGTTAATAGATCTTGGGCATATTGTCACATGTATTGACGATCAATCTTCAACTTGTAATGAAGAATTTTATTGGAATGATAAAGCGTACAATGTAAAAGCAAGTATTTCGCAATACAAAGTTTTAAAAAATTGTATGAAAAGAGTTGATTATGTATTTCATCTTGCTGCTCACTCTAGAATACAACCTGCTTTACTAAATCCATTGGAATGTATTGATGTAAATGTCTTAGGGACTGCTAATGTATTGCAAGCAGCAAGGGAATGTGGTGTAAAAAAAGTTATTTACTCAAGTACATCATCTTCATATGGTTTAAAAAATGAACCACCACTGGTTGAGACAATGCCAACTGATTGTTTAAATCCATACTCTGTTTCAAAGGTAGCAGGAGAAGAATTATGTCGCATGTATTCAGAATTATTTGGTCTTGATACTATAACTCTGAGATACTTTAATGTATATGGTGATAGACAACCACTCAAAGGAGCATATGCACCTGTGGTTGGATTATTTCAAGAACAAAAAAAAAGTGGTGAGTCTTTAACTATTGTTGGCGACGGTAAACAGAGAAGAGACTTCACTCATGTTGATGATGTTGTAGATGCAAATATTAAATGTATGAATGATGTATCAAATGAAATAATTAATATTGGTACAGGGGTAAATTACTCTGTACAAGAACTCGCAGATATCATATCTGATGACCAGATATATATTAAGGAGAGACCTGGCGAGTGCCGAGAAACTTTAGCATGTAATTCCAAGGCTAGGTCTCTGTTGGGGTGGACTCCAACTGTTAATATTATGGATTGGTTACGTGACAATTAAAATTTCTCATTGGTATGGAAGATTAGGAAATAACATACAACAATGTGCATTGGGCACCATGGTGGCTGAAGCGAGAAAGGACACATTTGAGAGTATCGATCATGAAATTATCTCTAAATACAAAACGTCGTTTGGAAAAAGTTCTACAATATATGAAAGCAAATGGTTCTACTGGGAAGGTGAACATCAGGAAATCGAAACAGACACCGATTACATCTATGGAAACATGCGTAGAGTATGTAAAAAATATGTCGCACCACATCTCAAAGTACCGAAAATTTCTGTTCCTGACGATACTCTTGTTATTCACATTAGGTCTGGAGATATTTTTGACCAAGGGGTTGGTAATCCTACTAATTATGTTCCTAATCCTTTATGTTTTTATAAAGAATTATTGGAATTATATCCGAGATCATACATTGTAACCGAACCTGATAATTATAATCCCATTGTTGAAGAATTAAAAAAAGATCCTAGAGTGACTGTTCAGTCTAAATCTGTTGAAGAAGATTTTGGAACATTACTGTCAGCAAAAAATATTGCAAGTTCAGGTGTAGGAACTTTTGCAGTTTCTGCTGCGTTATGTAGCGAAAAGGTTGAAAATTTTTATTGTAGTGATTTAATGATATCAGAACACTTAAATTACATGATGTTAATTAGTACAGATGTCAGGGTACATTGTATGCCTTTGAGTAATTATCTAAAACCAGGTGATTGGAAAAATACAAATGAGCAACGTGATTATATTATGAACTATGAAAATATTTGACACATTTACTTTTTATAATGAATTAGATCTTTTAGAACTAAGGATGCATATCCTTGAAGATGTAGTAGATTACTTTGTTATAAATGAAGCAAACATAACATTCACTGGTAAACCTAAACCATTATTTTATGGTGAAAATAAAGAAAGATTTAAAAGATGGGAACATAAAATAATTCATCATGTCACAGTTGATGATAATAAAACTTTAGAGAAGTATTGGGAGGGTGTTCCTTATCATAGAAGTATGAAGGAGGAAAATATATATCAACTTCCTTTACATTATCAAAGAGCATGTTTTCATAAAGACTCTGCAATTTATGGATTGTTAGATGTAGCAAATGATGATGATATTATTTTAACTAGTGATGCTGATGAGATTGCAAATCCAAAAGTTCTTGAAAATATTGATGAATGGTTTGATTCAAATAACCATTATGTATGTGTAGGTCCTGTATTTTATTATTACTTAAATTTATTATGTGAAAAAGAATGGATGGGAAGTAGAGTATGTAATATGAAAATGCTTAAAAGTATGAGTATTGATAAGTTAAGACAATCACATCAAAGTTCTTGGAGAGTTGATAATGCTGGATGGCATTGGAGTTTCTTTGGTGACGCTGATACAGTAAGGGCAAAAATGGATGCATATGAGCATCAAGAAAATAATTTACAAGTATATAGAGAGTCAATGGAGGAAAGAATAACAAATGGTGTTGACCCTTTTGGAAGAGATTGGTTATATAAACCCACTGCAATATCAATTGATGATTCCTTTCCAAAATACATTAGAGAAAATCAAAATAAATTAGAGAGGTTTATAAAATGAGTGGTTTTTCAATGACATCAATTTGGCAGGATTATATTGACACTGTTAAAAATAAATTTAATGTACGAGAAAGAAATGTATGGGCAGATTGGTCTGGTAAAGGAACAAAGTTAATTGCCAAACATTATGATCATCCTCATTTTATAAAGATGAGAGAGGTGTTGATCAAGGGTAAAAATGAGGACATCTATAACACAATCATATATCCAAAAACAGGTTCCAACTTACCATGTTTTGGTATGGATCTTATGAAGTTTAGTGATAAAAAAGTCATAATAGTATTTGACTTTCAACATCCAAAAGAAAAATATTTATTTTCTATTGATGATCTACCAAAAGATGATGGTAAATATAGATTTTTTGAAATGGGTAATCATTTTTCAAAGAATATATTTGTTAGATATTGTAAACCTGAAGAGGTCAATGCTTATCTATCGATGTTTAAAAAATACCTCGATAAATATGCTGAGATGTTGAATGAATTTAATCCAAATGGACTGGAAACATCAACATATAAGGACTTTGATGCTTACATGACCAAATTAGATCCTGTAGGGGGATATCTAACTGGTAAATTTGGTAAACAATTAGCAGAGAAATTAGTAAATGAATTTCTATTTACATACTCATGAATATTATTGATGGTGTAGCAGTATCTAATCACTGTGATTATTCTTTTGGAGATCAATCGGGATGTATAGGTGGGGTGCCAGGTGCTTTTATGAAAGGCACCAAAAATTTTACACCCACTAAAAAATTAATGACATTGTTTATTGATAACATCAGATTATATAAACGTCCAATAAAGGTAGACAATGTTCAAGACCAAAAGTGGATCGACGGTTTGTTTGAGACTAATGATTTACTTGATACCCTTGCTAATTATCCTGACAACGATTTTATTATATTCACCAACCTCGAAGACACACCAATAACAGATGATATCCATGATAAAATACCTGATAATGTAAAGGCAATATACGGTGTAAATGCTATAGGTTTTGGTGGTAAAGTTCATCCTTTTCCTTATGGTGTGCAAAGGGTTATACACAATGATGATCATAGATTATCAATTTTAAAAATGTCTATGAAAAAAAATATAAAACCTAAAAAACTTCTTTACATCAATCATTCAGAACATACTAATTTAAGTCAAAGGGGAAACGTTAAAAAAATATTTGAAGATAAAACTTTTGCAACTGTTGGAAAACGTGTACCATACAACATTTATTGCCAAGAAATATTAGAGCATAAATTCATGATATGTCCTGAAGGTAACGGTGTGGATTGTCACAGAAATTGGGAAGTCTTATATTTGAAAAGAGTTCCAATTATGAAAAAGAATAACTACTTACAAGAGTTATATAAAAACTACCCTGTTTTGTGGGTTGATGATTTTGCTGATGTCAATAAAACATTGCTTGCAAACAATGAGGATTTGTATATCAACAGTAGAAATTTAGATGATAATTTGTTAGACTTATATTCAGTATTCAACAGGGCAGTGCATAGTGCAAAACATTCCTGATGTTACTCTATTGATGCTCGCTGATCTGGATATACCAGAGGCTGTTCATGCAGTAAATAAAAGTTGTGAACAAATTAAATGGGGAGCAGTTAAATTTTTAAGTAGTAAAGGAAAACCAGAAGGTATATGCGAACAAGCAACTTACGAAGAAGTCTATCCAATTCAATCGATCAATGATTTTAATTTCTATTGCATTTATAATCTCTGTAACCATGTGGAGACAACACACAGTCTTCTCATTCATCCTGACGGTTATGTTATACGCCCTTGGCTTTGGGATGACACATGGTTACAGTATGACTATATTGGAGCACCATGGAGAGATGACCCAACTGCCTACCTTGATCCATGGGGTAGGAATCAACGAGTGGGAAATGGAGGTTGCTCGCTACGCAGCAGGAAGCTTTTAAATGTTCCTAAAATTGTAGAGGTTCCTTGGGAAGTAAACGAAGGTAATTTTTACAAACACATGAATGCAAACCTATATAACGAAGACGGAAACATTTGTGTCCATAATAGACATATCTTTGAACAGCAAGGATGTGTTTTTGCTCCTGTAGAGATTGCAGCACGTTTCTCAAAAGAGGTTGAATGTCCTGAACACAAAGGTATTGAGACATTTGGATTCCATTATCATTTTCAAGATATAAGATGAAAGCAAGTATACAAACCCTGTGGTGGAATCCTTGGCAGGAAAAAGGATTAGATTTTGATTGTAAAGTAAGTATATCAGTTGACAATTTATCTTTTGACCCTAAAGCAGATTATAAGATATTGTTTTTAGCAGAACCTTTTGCAGTCGCACCGACAATTAATGAGGGAGCATTAAAGAATTCATATGAATTTGATAGAATATTTACTTTTACACAAAGCATCATTAAAAAATATCCCCAAGCAGAACTTTTTGAATGGGGATCATCTTGGTTAGATTTTAAAAATTTAAAATTAAATAAAAAACCTAATTTAACTTTTGTCACGAGTAGTAAAAATCACACTAAGGGGCATAGATTACGATTATCAATATACGAATACTTAAAAAATATTGACACAACATTAAATGATATAGAAATATATCAACATCTATCTCCACCTTTTTATCCAGAAAGAAATGATTTTTTTGAAAATGCAATGTTTCATGTTGCTGTCGAGAATTCAAAACAAGATAATTATTTTACTGAAAAAATAATTGATTGTTTCGCTAGTAAAACAATTCCAATTTATTATGGTTGTCCAAATTTAAGTAAGTGGTTTGATATGGATGGAGTTATAACTTTTGATAATGTGTCAGAGTTGGTTGATATCATGGACTTTATTAGTGAAGACTACTATAATAGTAAGCAAGATGTCATAGAAAAAAACTATGAGATTGCAAAACAATTTCATAGTGACAACGATGTTGTCCCAAGATTGACAAGAAAAATTCAACAGGATGTAAAGAAAAATGCCATTTCAAAGTCAGTGTCAAACAAACTACATTCAAAAGGATTACGAATTCCTAAAGATAAAACCTGAATCACTTAAAAATATTAAAAAAAATTACTCACAGGTGTGGCAAGATATCTTTGCTTTGGTTGTGAATGATGGTAAAGACAATGGCACATTTATAGAGATAGGTGGTGGACAACCTTTCATAGGAAACAATACATGGTTATTAGAAGAACATTTTGAGTGGAGAGGATTATCTATAGAACTTGAAAGTGAATTTGCAGATATGTGGAATGGTAAAAGACCTCTAACAAAGATGTATAAAGATGACGCAATTAATTTTGATTATGTTTCTCATATAGACGAACTCAATCTACCAAGACATCTCGATTATCTTTCTATTGATTTAGAACCACCAGCAGCTACATTAGAATGTTTAAAAAAATTTCCTTTTGATAAATTAAAATTTAATTGTATTACATATGAACACGACGCATATAGACAATGGGGTGGTGAGTTTGATCATAGAGATATATTTTATAAGTATGAATATGATCTGGTTGGTTGTAATTTAAGAAATAATAATTGCGTCATGGAAGAATGGTATATACACAATGACATTTCAAATGAATTGAGAAATAAGTTAAGAAGTTACAATTGTGAAGCATTTGAATTACTTCTTGACTTATGAGAGATACAATATTATATGGGGATTGTCGAGAAACATTAAAGAAAATAAATGTTAAAGTAAGAACTTGTGTTACATCTCCCCCATACTATGGACTAAGGGACTATGGTGGAGAAGATGATCAAATTGGATTGGAGCAAACTCCAGAAGAATACATTGATTCATTAGTAAAAGTTTTTAAAGAGGTGCGAAATGTGCTCACAGATGATGGAACTCTTTGGGTTAATCTTGGCGATAGTTACTATAATTACAGACCTGGCAAAGGACAATCATACCCTAAACAATCTGTGAGTAAAACGACACAAGATCTACCACAAGAATGCAATAAACGAGGAAATAAATTTGAAGGATTAAAAGAAAAAGATCTCATTGGAATCCCATGGCTCTTTGCTTTCACAATGAGAAATGATGGATGGTATTTGAGACAGGACATAATATGGAGCAAACCAAACCCAATGCCAGAGAGTGTGAAAGATAGATGTACAAAAGCACATGAATATATCTTTTTATTCAGTAAAAACAAAAATTATTTTTATAATAATGAAGCAATCAAAGAACCAGCAAAAGATTGGGGAACAAGAGATAGAACAAACGGAAAATATCACAACGAGGGAACAGGACTACAACCACATTCAGGTCTTACAAAATCATATCCAACAAAGAATAAACGATCTGTCTGGACAGTAACAAATAAACCATATCGTGAAGCACACTTCGCAACATATCCACCTGACCTGATTGAACCCTGTATTAAAGCAGGAAGCGAGGAGGGTGACATTGTATTAGATCCTTTCATGGGATCAGGCACTACTGGAATGGTAGCAAGACAATTGGGAAGATATTATATAGGATGTGAATTACATAAAGACTACGAAAAACTAATTAGTAATAGAATCCCATTATCAGTCTTAGACTTAGTACAATGAGAGTAAGTTATTGCATTCCGACTCATGATGGAAACCCAAGATGCCAGCAGTTTTTATTTGATATTTTTTATGCATTGTCACAGCAATCGTATAAAAATTTTGATGTCACAATAAGTGATCATTCTGATTCAAATAAAGTTAGATATGCGTGTGATGAGTATGCTGATGTCCTTAATATAGTTTATGTAAAAAATAAAGAAAATAAAGGAAATATATCTGCTAATACAAACAACGCTATGCGTAAAGCAAAAGGTGAAATTTTGAAGGTATTATTTTCAGACGATTTTATTCTTACATCAAATTTGACAGAGCAACTTGATAAAACATTTACAGATGATGTCAAGTGGGCAGTCACAGGTTATGCTCACACTCTTAATGATGGACAATCACATTACAATCCAAAAATACCTCATTATAATGACAAATTATTAGAGGGTGTAAACACACTTAGTTCTCCATCTATTCTTGCTTTAAGAAAGGATTTGAATGAATTTTTTGATGAGGAAATTACCATGTTGATGGATTGTGATATGTATTATAGACTCTATAAATATCATGGAGAACCAGCGATTTTACACGATTATCATATATCAAATCGTGAGCATAAAAATCAAACTCAAAGAACTTTTGAGCATCTTTTACCAACTGAAATTGATTATTTGAAAAGAAAACATGATTGGATTTAATCATTTAGGTCGTCATGGACGACTTGGAAATCAAATGTTCCAGTATGCTGGACTTAGAGGTATAGCAGAACACAAAGGATATGATTGGGCTATACCTGCTAGTGACTTTGAAGATGAGTGGCATGATCATCAATTGTTTGAAGCATTTAAATTAACAGGTCTTAAAAATATAAAAGAAATACCAGGTCCTTACGTTCAAGAGGCACACTTTCATTTTGATGAAAATTTATTTAACAATATGCCAGATGGACATAACATTTATGCCTATTTACAATCTACAAAATATTTCAATCATATAGAAAAAGAAGTAAGAGAGGATTTTCAATTTAAAAATCAAATTGTCAGTCCATGTCAGGACATGATAAACCAAGTAGAAGATCCAATAGCGTTACATGTTCGTAGAACAGACTACATCACAAATTGTGATAATCATCCTCCATGTCCTAAAGAATATTATGATGAGGCGTTATCAATGTTCGATTCAAATAGAGTCGTAATTATTTTTTCTGATGATCCTGAATGGTGTAATGAGCAATTTAAAGATGATAGATTTTTAGTATCAGAAGGTGGGGATAATGTTGCAGATCTTTGTATGATGAGTTTATGTTCTGATTTTATAATTGCTAATTCTTCATTTTCATGGTGGGGATCATGGTTGTGTGAAAATAAAAAGAAAAGAATCATTGCACCTAAGAAATGGTTTGGCACTGGATACACTAAGCATCATGATACCTCTGATCTTTATTGTGATAATTGGGAGGTTATATAATGGAAATTTTTGATGTAAAAAGGGAAGATTTAAGTGATGTAACTTTTATAGTTCCTCTTAGAATTGAAAGTCAGGATCGAATGAGAAATATTATAACTTCTATGATATATCTTCTTCGTAATTTTAAAACTACTGTGATTGTAAAGGAGTGTGATGAAGAAAAAATATTTGAGAGATCTGCATTAGGAATTATAAAAGATGCTGTTGGTGGTGCTATTGAGGATCTTAATTATGTGTATGAAAAAACATCCGAGTATACTTTTCATAGGACAAAAATATTAAATGACATGATTATGATGACTAAAACACCAGTCGTTGTAAATTATGATTCTGATATTTTGTTACCTAAAACTTCATACATCAGATCAAGAGATGAAATAATAAATGGAACTGTAAATGTTGTATATCCATATGGCATGGGTGATTGGCAGTTTCAATTAAATACAAATGATTCTGAGGTTACTAATTTTATCAATAGTAATTTTAATTTTGATTCTTTTAAAAATTATAGAAAGTGGGATGCTAAATTTGGGTTCTGTCAATTTTTCAATACTGAAGAATATAAAAAATGGGGAATGGAAAATGAAAATTTTATTGCATATGGTTATGAAGATGATGAAAGACATTATCGTTTCTCTATGTTGACTAGTGTTGGAAGAATAGATGATTTTGTTTACCATATGGAACATGGACGAACATCTAATTCTTGGTTTAATAATCCGTACATTGAAAAAAATAGAGACACATGGGAAACTTTAAGAGTGAAAGGTCCTGAAGGGTTGATAAAGTATTATAAGGAACAAGAATATTTAAAGAGTAGAGGATTGACTATTGGATAAAAATAAAGGTCTTCATAAATTAAAAGATTTTCCAAAAGTATTATGGATTAATTTAAATAGATTTCCAGATAGAAGAGAGTATATGGAAAAACAATTAGAATATTGGGGAATTAAAGATCATGTAAGAATATCAGGTATAGATGGTGTTGAATATGAAGAATATTTAAAAGGACAGGTGCCTCATAATATGAATGAAGGTGAGTGTGCATGTGTGATGTCTCATCTTAATGCTATCGAATATTTTGTTAATGAAACTGATCTAGATGAAATAATAATTATGGAAGATGATGTGGAACTACAACAAGCAGCATATTGGAATTTTACTTGGAAAGATATTAGAAAAAGATTACCAATCAACTTCGATGTATTTCAGATGACAATAATAAATCCAAATGGTATCACACTTAAACTACATGCTAGATTTATAAATGATTTTTCTGCTGCATGTTATTTAATTACAAGACATCATGCAAAAAAACTTATTAAGTTGCATAGGAGAGGTCATCAATGGAAAATAGATCAAAATATAAGACCGAGAGCAGTTTCGGAGGATTTAATTCTTGATAGTGGTAAGGCATACTCATCAGCATTTTTTAATTATAGATTAGATTTAGGATCAGCAATACACACAGAACACATTGATATATTTCATAAAGATAGTAGAAATGCTTTAGCGGATTTTTGGATGAAAGAGGGACCTAATCAGGATATAAATCAAATTATGGAATTAGATGAGTATTGCGGGAGAATACCACCTCAAGTATACTTACAACAAGCACAGGAACAATTGAAACAACAATGAAAATTTACGATCACATAGGTGTATGGGAAGGATTAGTTACAAAGGATTTTTGTAAAAAAGTAATTGATTCTTTTGAACATTTTTATGCTTTGAAGTATGTAAAAAAAGATATTTCTGAAGGACTTGAACAAGGATCAACGAATGAAGGTAAAGATCAATTTAAAAATGGTGGTATGGGAAGAAAAGATCATCAATTATATTTGGAGGTTTGTGATGCTGGTTTGGCAATGCAAGTTAATCAAACTGTTGGAGTTGCATTTGAAGAGTATGCAAAAGAATACACAGGTATTCTAGACAACATGGATCCCGTATCTTCATGGACTGCTAAAATACAACGCACAGATCCTGGTGGTGGTTATCATATATGGCATTGTGAAAATGGTGCTTTCTTATATCGAGATAGAGTTTTAACTTGGATGATTTACTTAAATGATATACCTGTAGAGAATGGAGGAGGGACAGATTTTTATCATCAGAAAAAAACTTTTCATCCCACAACGGGAACTGTTGTTATTTGGCCAGCAGCATATACACATATGCATAGGGGTTCTTTTTTGACTGGTGATAAATCGAAGTATATTGCAACGGGTTGGTTTGTAAGAGAGCCAGGTGACGTGACAAATAGGATCTTAAAAAATGCAGATGGATGATATTTTATACTAGCATAACTAACGGTTATGATAAATTAAGTGATGCTCCAAAAGGGGTGAGGTGCATATGCTTCTGGGACGGTTTAAAACCTACTGCTGAAAACTGGGAATATAAAAGGATTAATAAGGATTATATAAAATGTCCTGTTAGAAGATCATATTATCCAAAACATTTACCTCATCATTATTTCAAAAATGAATGCACGGTTTGGGTAGATGCATCATACAAAATAGAAGAGTCGTTAATATCATATTCAAAAAAAATTTTTGAGGATCATGATTTAGTCATGCAAAAACATCCTGATCAAAGATCAATAGTTACAGAGTTTAGTAAATTGTATTCACAGGGATGGTCAAGTGAAGAAGAAATAATGAATATGGCAAAGTCTATAAAAAAAATAAATTTTAATTTAAAAAATTATATACAAACAATTAATAGTGTTATTTGGAGAAGACTAACACCAGAGGTAAATGAGTGGTCAGAATTATGGCATAAGTGGTATATGAATGGTGTCACTAGAGATCAGGTATCAAGTTCTGTTGCTGAATTTGTAATGTCAAAAAAATATAGAGCACCTTTGCATTTTAATATCACAAAAGTTTCTCCAAAAATTGATATGAAAAGATCAACTAGGGTTAAAAATTATTGTGAAGCATATGATATGAAACCCATACCTACAAAAAATGATCAAATAAAAATTGTAGATTCACTTAAAAATTTATTTGATGATGGTGCAAATAAAATGTATGCCTGTGTAAAATATATGCCTTTTGAATTAAATGATAAAGTAAAAAATCTTACAGTATATACATGCATCACTAATGGTTATGATGAATTTCCAAAAGACAATTATTATGATCCTGATGTCAGATATGTATGTTTTCATGATGGCACTGTAGACACATCAATAGAACCATGGGAGTACATAAAACTAAATGTTGATATTAAATGTCCCAGAAGATTATCTTTCTACCCTAAAGCAAATCCTCATCTATGGTTCCCGAATGGGACACATACAGTGTGGATAGATGGATGTTATAAACATACTAAAGAATTTATTGAAAAAGCAAAGGGTTGTTTCCCTTTTACTATGTTAAGACATGCAGGTAAATTTTCATATTTTGATGAAATTCTTGAAGGATTTACATGTGCTTTTTTTACATATGAAGATGCTATTTTGTTAACAAAAAAATTAAAAAAAATAAATTATAACTTCAGAACTTATGGTAGTCCTTTAGGAACTATCGTGTATCGCACAATGAGTGATGAGATGACAAAATTCAATAAATTATGGTACGAGTGGTCTCTTGTAGGATGTAATAGAGATCAAATTTCATTTGATGTTGCTCTCAAAGAATCTGGTATACAATTACCATCTGTTTTTGAAATTAGAAATGATACTGGTGTGCCATTAGGTTTTTATAATAAAATAGGTCGTCGAGGTATGCATCCACAAAATGGAGATAAAAAACAATATTTGAAAACTGATAAATTACTTTCAGAATTAAGTGAAATAACTGGTTTAAATCCTAAACTATATACTTCATATCCCTTTCATGCATTCTATATGAGAGTTTATAACATATTATGATTATCTACACTTGCAATACAAATAATTACGTCGAAAATTTACCAACTGAGTTGCCAGAGGGACACACATATATTGTTTTTGGAATGGAAAATCCTCCCAGTCCATGGGAAGGAAGACCTATACATGGCGATGAATACATAAATGATGATGATCCTGTCTGGTCATCAAGAATGAATAAAATACTTTGTCCTTTTGAACAGAGTGTTTACATTGATGCCACAATGACACCTTTAATAAATGAAAATTTTATTAATTATAGTGAAAAAATTTTTTCAGAACATGATGTAGTGTTGATGCAACATCCACATAAACATACTTTTTTAGAAGAGTGTGCTGAATATTTACATAGAGGATTTACAACTGAAAAAGAACTTGATGAATTCATTGAATTGTTAGAAGAAATGGGATATTTTGAAGATGACTCACATAATTACAAATCTTATGTCACGCCTTTATGTACAATAATGTGGAGACAAGGTGATGTAAGTTATTTTAATGAAATTTGGTGGGATTTATATGAAGAAGGTTGTTTAAGAGATCAACTTGCATGTGGTATTGCTTTACAAACATCTGAATTAAAATATAAAATGTTTCCGTGGCATGAGGTAATAAAAAATTTTACAACCCCAGATGAATATTGGAGTTTAAATGAAGGTAAAGGTGGTCGATACTCAACAGGTTTGACTGGTGATCCATATGAATCTATAAAAAAAATAGCGGATAAGTTTAACATAGATCTTAAATGGAATTATCAAACAGGAACGGATTACATAACTAATTCTTTTGTCATAGGTAAACCCGAACTTGAAACTGCTGTGATTTGGGACTACAAATTTGATGATGTTTCTGCACAGAGGGTATATGGAAGGTTTCGTTTCTCACCTGAAGAACTTAAAAAATTAAGAGATAATTTTGATTATAGAAATAAGATGGTAATTTATACATGTATAACAAATGGATATGACACAATACCTCATGATAATTATTACGATCCTGATGTTTATTATGTTTGTTTTACAGATGGAACTGTGGATGTTCCAGAACCATGGGATATCAGACCAATACCGATAGATCATCCATGTCCGAGAAGATTAAGTTCATTTGTGAAAATAAATCCACATAAAGTATTCCCTGTAGGCACAAAAACAGTATGGATTGATGGTTGTTATAAACACACAAAAAAGTGGGTGCAAAGATGTAAGAAAATATTAAGCGAAGAAAAACTTTCTCATATGCTTCACCCTCATAGATACAATTATCATAATGAAGTCATGGAAGGTTTTGCATGTGCTTTTAATACTAAACAAGATGTTATTGATATAACAAAAGCATTGTATGATGAGGAACATCAAGGAAAGAAAAGAGGTCGATATAAATTTGACCAATATTCTTCACCAGTATTGGCATGTATTTGGAGAGAAATATCTGAAGAGATGTTTCATTTTCATGATCTATGGTGGCATTATTCTTTGATAGGTCCTAACAGAGATCAAATATCATTTGATGCTGCAAAACAGTTTGCGAATATGAAAAATTTAAAATGGAATATATTTCCAGATTGGACAAAAATGGATATTGATTTTATTGGAGATAGAGCAAAAATTAATCGAAAAAAATTACACCCACAAGCAGGTAAGTTTACAAAAAAAACGACAATGACTGAAATATATCAAGAGTGTAGGAATTTATTATCAGAAATTAGACCCATGACAAAAATAGATGATGACTATCAATTCATTAATATTAATACTTTAAATATTCACTCTGAGATGTTGAAGAAGATGATAGACAAAGATGGTGGAGAAAATCAATTAGTGTTTTGCCCTACTGCAAAAAAAGTTGGTAAAAAATTAGTCTTGTCAATTTATTCTTCAGAATATATGAGAAAAAAAATAAAATGGTGTTGGGGTTGGAATTTTTCTCATTATGTGAAAAGAATGTTAGACAGTGACAGGCTTCCGAAGAGTTGACAGACCACTTAACATTTCTTTATAATAAATAATGTGAGGTAATCCTAACAATTTATTTGGGACTCGAACGGATCGCCCTCCCATTTAGACTGCTCCCAACCAAGACCTCTGTAGGCAGTATAATAATTAGTCTTTTTATCCTGTAGTGAGGGATTACAGGAAATAAGTTTCGCATCTACCCTTGGTGCCCTACTTAAACACGTCCTAATGACAACTTCAAATCTATCACGCAGACAGAATGGTCTCCTAGCAGGTTGGCCTGAGTTCTGCGAATGGGTAACATCAACAAACAACAGACTATATGTTGGTTGGTTTGGTGTCCTTATGATCCCATGCTTGCTAACAGCAGCAGCATGCTTCATCGTTGCATTCATTGCAGCACCTCCAGTCGATATCGACGGAATCAGAGAACCTGTTGCAGGTTCATTCATGTATGGTAACAACATCATCTCAGGTGCAGTTGTTCCTTCATCTAATGCTATTGGTCTACACTTCTACCCAATGTGGGAAGCAGCAACAGTAGATGAGTGGTTATACAATGGTGGTCCTTACCAGTTAGTTATTTTCCACTTCCTAATCGGAATCTCTGCCTACATGGGTAGACAGTGGGAATTATCATACAGACTAGGTATGAGACCATGGATATGTGTAGCATATTCAGCACCTGTATCAGCAGCATTTGCTGTGTTTCTAGTGTATCCTTTCGGTCAGGGTTCATTCTCTGATGGAATGCCTCTAGGTATTTCTGGTACATTTAACTTTATGTTCGTGTTCCAAGCTGAGCATAACATCCTAATGCATCCTTTCCACATGGCAGGTGTAGCAGGTATGTTTGGGGGATCACTCTTTAGTGCAATGCACGGTTCTTTAGTTACTTCATCTCTAATCAGAGAAACTACAGAGGATGAGTCCCAGAACTACGGTTATAAGTTCGGACAAGAAGAGGAGACATACAACATTGTTGCTGCTCATGGATACTTCGGTAGATTAATCTTCCAGTATGCATCATTCAACAACTCTCGTTCTCTACACTTCTTCTTAGCAGTGTTCCCAGTTGTTTGTGTATGGTTAACCTCTATGGGTATCTGTACAATGGCATTCAACTTGAACGGAT